ATGCTCGGCGGATCGGCCGTGATGCCTCCGAATCTGCGCACGGCCTACACTGAAGGGCAGCGCGCGGTGCTGACCATTGTGGCCGGCGAAGTGAAACATCACGGCGTCTGCGATCTTCCGATCGACAAGATCGCCGCGCTCGCTGGTGTCTGCCGCACCACCGTACAGACCGCGCTGCACGAAGCTCGGCGGCTCCTCCACATCCGCATTACCGAACGCCCGCGGCCCGGCCGGAAGAACCTCACCAACGTGGTCGAGATCATTGCGCCCGAGTGGGTGAGCTGGATCAAGCGGGGACCATCGGCGCATCGGCCGAGTGGGTCCAGTTCAGTGAAAATGGTGAGCGCCACGAAGAACACAGATCATCACTACTTCGACGCTGCGCGCGTGGAAGGGCGGCAAGCGGGCAACCGAGGGGTGCCCTGGGCGAGGTCGGGGGCTCATTCGACATCGCGCGACGGGCGGCAAGCGATGCGGGGGCAGCGATGACCGGCATCCTGGACGATATCGCAGACGACGTGGTGGCGGCGCTCGGCGGCGAGTTGCGCAGCGCCACGTTCTATCATGGAGACAACACGGGCACGGACGCATTCGGCAACCCGATAACCGTGTGGAGTAGTTACCCATGCGAGGGCACGCGCGGCAGTTATGACGCCGAATACGCTGGCCTGAGCGGCATCCCGCGCACGAACGTCAAGATCGAGATCATCGCGCGCACGCTCGCGGTCACGCCCAAGAACCTCGATCGCATCTTCATCGAGGATAGCTGGTGGACGATCACGCAGCTTGAGACCGATCCCGCGAACGCCGTTTGGCTTTGCCAGTGTCAAGCAAGCTCGGACCCGACGACATGAGCGATCCGGTACCAATGACCGAAAAATCTCTGAGCGTCCCGACCGTGAGTTGGACAGTCGGAGCCACACACACCAGCCCGGCGGGGAGGGCGATCGATTTCCTCCAGCAACTCGAGATCCCCGAAGGGCCTCTGGCCGGGCAAAAGCTACGGCTCGCGCCTTTTCAAAACCAGTTTGTGGAGGGCGGATTAGCTGATGGCGTCAGTGTCGCTGCGCTGTCGATCGGCCGCGGCAACGCCAAGACGGCGCTATCCGCCGGCCTGGCGCTCGGCTCGTTGCTCGGCAAGTGGGACAGCCAGCCGCGGCGCGAAGTCGTCCTTGCGGCTCGCACCCGCGACCAGGCGCGCGTCGCCTGGAATTTCTGTGTCGCCTTCGCGCGGTCGCTGGCCGATGACATGGTGGCGCAGATCGAAATCCGCCGGCAGCCGCGTTACGAAATCGAGTTCACCGGCGACGGCGGCGGCCACATCCTGCGGGCCATCGCTGCGGACGGAAAAAGCGCGCTCGGCTTGGCCCCGACCTTCGTCTTGATGGACGAGCGCGGCCACTGGATGCTCGACCAGGGCAATGACCTTGAACACGCGCTGCTGTCGGGCCTCGGCAAGCGCGGCGGGCGCGCGCTGATCATCAGCACGTCGGCTCCGGATGATTCGCATCCGTTCTCGCGATGGCTCGACGAAGATCAGCTCGGCGTCTATCGCCAAGAACACCGGCCGGCGCCGGGCCTTCCGGCAGACGACGCCGAAAGCCTGCTGATCGCAAATCCTGGCGCACAGCACGGCATTGGCGCGTCGCTGGAGTGGCTACAGGCGCAAGCGCGGCGCGCAATCGCGCGCGGTGGCAGCACGCTCACATCGTTTCGCCTCTACAATCGAAACGAGCGCATCAGCGGTGAAAGCCGCGACCTGCTGCTGACGGTCGATGAGTGGTTGGCCTGCGAAACCGATGATCTGTTCTTCGCGCCGCGCGAAGGGCCGGTAGTGATCGGCATCGATCTTGGCGGTTCGGCGAGCATGTCCGCCGCGGCGTTCTATTGGCCGCAGAGCGGTCGGCTCGAATGCGTCGGCTGGTTTCCTTCGAAGCCGTCTCTTCTCGACCGCGGTCAAAGCGACGGCGTCGGCGGGCGCTACGTCGAGATGGCAAATCGCGGCGAGCTTTTCACGCTCGGCGATCAGACGGTGCCGGTTGCGGCATGGCTCGGCGAGGTCATGCGCCGCGTCGAGGGCGAGCAAATCGCCGCATTGGTCGCCGACCGCTACAAGCAAAGCGAGATCGGTGAGGCGATCGACAAAGCGCACATTCGCGCGCCGATCGTCTGGCGCGGCATGGGCTTCCGCGACGGCGGCGAGGATATCGAACGCTTCAAGCGCGCCTGTTTCGACGCAAAGGTGAAGGCCCGGCCGTCCCTGCTGTTGCGCTCGGCGTTCGCTGACGCGGTGTGCCTGCGCGATCCCGCCAACAACGCAAAACTGGCGAAAGCGCGCTCGACTGGCCGCATCGACGCCGCTGCAGCGAGCGTTCTCGCAGTTGCCCAAGGTGCCCGCATCGGCGGCCGTCCCGCGAAGCCGGCGAGGACGATGCAATGGGTGTGATGCGCAATCGCTTCGCCGCTCATTCCGGGCCGGTGATCCGCTCCGCACGGTGGCCGGCGCTGCGCCTAGCAGCGAAGCGGCGCGATGGCTGGAAATGCGTGCAGTGCGGCGCGCGCGGTCGGCTGGAAGTCGATCATGTGCAGCCCGTTCGGACGCATCCCGACTTGGCGTTTGCCCTCGAAAATCTTCAGACCCTTTGCGCGGCCTGTCACTCGCGCAAGACCCGAATCGAAGTCGGCCTCGCGCCGCTCGATCCAGCTCGCGCCGCGTGGCGCGATTTCGTCGCCGCGTTGGCGAAACAACCTCGCAGAAAGGACTAACTATGCTCGAAAGCGTGAAAATTCAGCGTCGCCAATCCGAGATCAGGCAGGCGCTCGCGGCCGTCGTCGGCAAGGAGAAGCCGACCGAGGACGAAACCCGTTCGATGGAGACGCTCGACGCCGAGTACCGTTCGAACGAAACCCGCTACCGCGCGGCTCTGATCGCCGAGGATCAGGAGCGGCGCGACGCCAAGGGCGAATTGGAAACCCGCGGCGAGAAGGAATGGGGCGAGCTGATCGGCCGTTTCGAGATGCGGCAGGTCGCGCTGCACTTCGATGAGCAGCGCCCGATCGACGGTGCCACGGCGGAGGTGGTGTCGGAGCTGCGCACGCGCGGCGGTTATCGCGGCGTGCCGGTGCCGTGGGCCGCTCTGGAAATGCGTGCCGGCGAGACGGTCGCGAGCGGAACGCCCGACCCCAAGGTGACGGCGCCGATCATCGACCGCATCTTCGCGGACAGCGCGGCGGTTCGCATGGGCGCGAGCATGGTGAATATCGATCAGGGCTTGCTCGAATATCCGGTGTGCACGTCCGCGGTCGCCGCCGCGTGGCAGACTTCGGAAACCGGCAGCGTCGGCGGCCCGACGGCTTACGCCACCACCGACAAGCCGCTGGCGCCGAACAACACGCTCGGCATCACCATGAAGATCACGCGCAAGACGCTCAAGCAGAGCGGCGACGCGCTCGAGCAGGCGGTACGGCGCGACATGAACGGGTGTATGTCGGTCGCGATGGACAAGGCGGTGTTTCTCGGGGCGGGCGCGTCCGGCGAGCCGGCCGGCGTCCTTGTCGGCAGCTACGGCATCACGTCGACCGCGATCAGCGCCGCGGCGTCTTGGGCGGCGTTCCGCGGTGCGGTGACCCGCTTCATCACGGCCAACGCCGCGGCGGGGCCGAATGCGGTGCGATTGCTGATCCGTCCCGAGGTGTTCGACGACATGGACGACGCGCTGATCACCAACACCGCGGTTTCGGAGTGGGACCGGCTGGTCAAGAACATCCCGAACCCGATCATGTCGAGCAACGCGCTTGCGGCCCCGACCGGCTCGCCGCTGGCGACCAAGGCTCTGCTGACCGTGACATCCGGCGGCGTCGCGCCGATCTTCGTCGGCGCGTGGGGCGCAATCGACCTGATCCGCGATCCCTACAGCGACGCGGCATCGGGCGGCCTGCGCCTGACGGCGCTCGCCACGATGGACGTGACGGTGTCGCGTCCGGCTCAGCTCGAAATCCTGACGGGCATTCAGTGATGTTGCACGCTGCCCCGATCGCATTCGAGGTCCGCGCCGAAGGCGGGGCAACCCTGCTTTCGGGGCGTTTCCCCTACGGCTCGGAAACGACCCTTGGTGACGGCCGCCGCGAGCGGTTCGCCGCCGGGGCGTTCCGCTCCCGCGTGACCGCGGGCGGAAACGTGTTTCTCCTCGCCGGCCACGATCCCGAGAAGCCGCTCGCCTCTACGGAGGCGGGCTCTCTCACGCTGCGCGACGGTGACGACGCGCTGCACATCGAAGCGCGAGTTGCGCCGACCACGACATGGGCGCGGGACGCGCTCGCGTCGCTCGCGGCCGGCCTCACCAAAGGGTTGTCTCCGGGGTTTCGTGTCACGCCTGGCGGGGACATGGTGACGCGCTCCGCTGGCGGGCTCTTGCGAACGGTGACGCGCGCCGAGCTGTTCGAAGTTTCGCTGGTGACACGGCCGGCCTACGACCAGGCGCAGCTCGCGGCCCGCAACTGGACACCGGGCCTTTCGCGAACGTGCGAAGTGTCGCCGAACTACGTGGGGGCGCTCCGATGGCGGTGACGATCAAACAGATTGAGGCGTTGCCGGACGATTATCCCGCGACACCTTCGGGGCTGTCTGCGGCAGCGGCGGCGCTCGACCCGGCGATGATCTGGCAGCGAATCGAAGCCTACGTAGCTCACCGCTGGTCAGAGCGCGCCGTCGAGTGGATCGCCGAGGGCGGCGGGGAATGGTGCCCGCCGGTGGCGCCTGCCACCATCTCGACGGTTGAAGTCTGGCAGGGCGAAGCGTGGGTGAGCGTGTCGCCCTCTGCCTCGCCCCTGGGCGGCTACGTGCTGCCCGGCTGTGGCCCTTATCGCTTCAAGGGGACCGCCGGCGGCGGTGACCTTGAGGTTCCTGCAGCGGTCAACGAGGCGTTCCGGCGGCTCGCAGAATACATGGCCGCCAAGAAGGGCAAGGCGGGGGCGACGAGCGAGCGTGTCACGGCCGGCTCTGTGACCGTCGAGCAAAGCCGATCGGCGTCATGGATGGCGCACGCGCTGCAAAATTCCGGCGCGGCCGATCTGCTGCGCTCCTACAGGAGGGTCTGACCGTGGGCATGTTCGATTGGTTTCGTCGCCGCGAAAAGCGTTCGGCGGCGTCCGGTTTCACAGCGGAGATCATCGCCGCGCGGGCGGCCTACGTCAGCGGCCGGCGCGGTATCGCGGAATTGACCGCCACCGCGCAAAGTTGCGTGTCGTTGTGGGAAGGCGGCTTCGCTTTGGCCGATGTGACCGGAACAGCGATGCTCGATCGCCGCTCGATGGCATTGATCGGTCGGTCACTGGCGCTGCGCGGGGAAAGCGTCTTGCTGATGCGCGACGACATGCTGGTGCCGTGCTCGGATTGGGATCTGCGGACGCGCTTCGGGCGGCCGAACGCTTATCGTGTCTCCATTTCAGAGGCCGGCGGCGGCACGACGGAAACCGCGCTCGCGGGGGAAGTACTGCATTTCCGCATCGGCTGCGATCCTGCCGCGCCTTACTACGGCACGGCGCCGCTCAAACGCGCGTCGCTGACGGCCGGCATGCTGCACGCCGTCGAGAGCGCGTTGGCCGAAGTGTTCGAGAACGCGCCGCTCGGTTCGCAAGTCGTGCCCATGCCGGAGCAACCCGAAACGGACAGCGCGGCGCTTGGCCGATCGTTCCGCGGACAACGCGGCCGTGTGCTGTTGCGCGAGAGCGTGGCCGTGAGCGCGGCCGGCGGGCCGGCGCCGCAGAGCGATTGGAAGCCGGCGAGCCTGTCGCCTGACCTTGAACGATCGATGACGCGCGAAACGCTCGACGCAAGCCGCGATGCGATCTGCGGGGCCTTCGGCGTTCTGCCGGCGATGTTCGCCAGCAATGCGCAAGGTCCGCTCGTGCGGGAGGCGCAACGCCACCTTGCGCAGTGGACGCTGCAGCCGATCGCTATGTTGCTCGCCGAGGAAGCGACGGAAAAGCTCGGCGGCGAAATCGCGTTGGACGTGATGACGCCGCTGCAAGCCTACGACAGCGGCGGCCGGGCTCGCGCGCTTTCGGCAACCGTCGCGGCACTGAAAGAGGCGAAAGAGGCGGGGTTGTCAGAAACCGCGATCGCCGCCGCGCTGTCATCCTCGATCGGCATCGGATCGCCGGTTGGCGAGCGCCGGGAGTGAGGCGATCGGCGCGGCCTTGGCCGCGCCGATGAACGGGGAGTGTCTCTATAGCGCGCTCAAGGCGGTGTCGGTACGTGCAGTGTTGCCGTCGCGCTTCGCTTCCGCGGCAGCTTTCCAATTTGCATCAATGATGTGCTGCAGATAGTCCTTTACGTCAGCTCCAAAAGACAGAAAGAACGCCTCTTCACGTTCGTCCATGCTGTGGGCAGCGTCCTTGATCACTGCCGGGATGATGCGCGCTTTCGCCTGCAAGGCTTCGGCTGTTGTCGCTGGCGTTTCGCTGATATAGGCCAGCGCGGCAGCGGCGCGGGCGCTGTGCCGAGCACCAGCGCGAGTAGCGTACTCGTTGTTGCCGTCGGGGTCAGCATCATACCCGGCATCGTTGGCCGCGACTGATTGCGCGAAGATCACGCATTCATTGATGAGACGTTCATCCTTTGACGCTGTCGGACGTTTGGCCTTGCTGCCCTTCCTTTTTGAAGCTGGCTTCTTGAACTTAACGACGTTCGTCATGGCTGGTCCTTCCTGTGCGTTGAGAAACGCCGAGGCGGACTCCACCCGTGCAAATGTGATATTGGGAAAGCGATCATCGGACGGCCCGCCTATGGCTGTTCGGTGGTAAGTCGCGGTCGGGTGTTACCAGCACCCGGCCGCGGCGGTTAGTATGCGGCCGGATCGCGCGAAGCGCAAGCCGGTTACTTATGGCCGCTTCGATACTCGCGATATTCGCGGGCCGCCACGATGCAGCCCTGCACTTCGGCGAGCTTGGTGACGAACCTGTCGTACAACTGCTCTTCGAGGTTGCCCATAGCCTCGGGCCTGGACAGCTCGTAGAGCAGCTTTTCGCGGAAGTTGTAGAGATCGTTCAAGAGCTGATTTGCATCGTCGATCGAAGCGATGTCGAATGGCATTTTCAAACCCTTTTCGATTGATTCGATTGATAGACGCCCCTTTTGTAATGTGAAATCTCGCTATTGACCAGGGCGCTCATAACGTGCTATCGCGTTATGCATGGGCAAATCGGTTTCATCCGGCCTCCTGAAGGCCACCCTCGCCAAAGCGCTCAACAACCTTCCCGAACGGAAGGTCGATTATCCGCATCGCGTAGTGCAGGAGCATGGCGAAGTCAGTCGCGGCAAGAGAGGTCGGGGCGGGGCAGGAGTGACACCGCGCGACGCGGCGATGACGATCATCGCTGTTGCGAGTTCGTTCATCGGCGATGAGATCATCAGGCGCGCAAGGGATTTCGCGGCGATACCCCTAAGTCACACTGCCAAATTTCGGGATGGCGTGTACGACGGCATCGAAAACACACGTTGGCAATTCGAAGGGTTTTCGCTGCCGCATCTGCAAAACCTCCCCGCTGGTCACAGTTTTGTCGATGCGCTGACAGCGATCATTGAGGCGGCGCGCGACAAGGCGTTTGAAGGTGCGATCCGCGAGGCGAAACCAAATGACGATCCGCTTCATGACATCCGAATCGTGTTTCACGGCCCGGAGCCTGCAGCATCCATCGAGATCGAACTGCTGAGCGACAATTGGAGATATAGGGAAGAAGCCGGTTACTTCTTTGAGGAACGGACGGCGACTCCTGATGAGGCGAGCGCCTTTGCGGTCGATGTCACGATCAACTATCAGGCCATATACGCAGTAGCGAAGCTGTTCCGCGCTGAGGAGGCCGAATGAACGGCCACGAAATCAGGGTGACCGGCATCACGCTCGCCGATCAGAAGATCGCGGACACGGGGCGACGGATCATCGCGTTTTTCGATGCCGACGTATTCGGCATCGAGATACGCGGCTGCAAATTGATCCGGACCGAACGGGACGGCCTGACGGTAACCGCGCCGACGCTCGATGGCGAGAAAGTCGCGCCGCGCCGGTCGGTCGCGTTCAAGGCCGATGCTACCCGTAGCGCAGTGCTGCAAGTAGTGCGCGCCGCCTATCGCGCGCTTGGTGGTGCGGACCTTCCGGCCTGGGCGGACAAGGATCAAATTGCATGACAGCGAGGTCGCGTGGTGCTTGCACTTTCAAGCAGCAGGATGTCACCCGCGCGCTACGTGCGACCGTCGCGGCCGGCATTGAGGTGCAGCGCGTCGAGATCGACAAGCAAGGCAAGATCGTTCTGGTGACCGGAAAGGTTCCCGTTCCGGAGAGTGGCGCTCAGGAAGGTTCAAACGATTGGGCCGACGCGAAATGAGGAAGCCACCTTATACGCATGGGTTCATTGATCGGCACGGCAAGCCGCGCTTCTATTTGCGGCGCGCCGGATATAAGCAGGTGCCGCTGCCCGGCCTACCTTGGTCGCCGGAGTTCATGGCCGCTTACGAAGCGGCAACGAAGGGCGAGGCAGCCCCGCGCATCAACGTTGGCGCTGACCGCACCAAGCCGGGCACAATCGACGCGCTTGTAGTCGCCTATTTTGGATCATCGCAATTCCTGTCGCTGTCGCCGAGCACGCAGGCGACATATCGCGGGATCATTGAACGGTTCCGCGTCGAGCACGGTCACCGCCGCGTTGCGCATCTGCAGCGCGACAAGCTGAGCGAAATGCTCGGTAACCGCGTCAAGACGCCTTCGGCTGCGAACAACTGGCTCCGCATGGTGCGGATGCTGATGCAACTCGCGATCGAGCTGGGCATGCGCAACGATGATCCGACGCTCGGCATCAAGACGCTTAGAATCCGCTCCGATGGTTTCCAAATTTGGGGGCCGGAGCACATCGAGCAATACCGAAAGCGTCACGCGATAGGCAGCAAGGCGCGGCTGGCGCTCGAATTGCTGTTGAACACGGCACAGCGCCGCAGCGACGTGGTGCGCATGGGACGCCAGCATGTGCGCGATGGCATCCTTTCAATCAGGCAACAGAAAACTGGAACGCTCGTCGAAATCCCGATCTTGCCTGAATTGCAAGAAGCGCTCGACGCGATGCCGGCGGATCACCTGACCTACCTGACAACGGAATACGGACAGGCGTTCAGCGCCGCCGGTTTTGGCAACTGGTTTCGCGAGCGATGCAATGAGGCGGGCTTACCGAAGGGCTACGCCTCGCACGGCTTGCGCAAGGCCGCAGCAACGCGGCTCGCGGACGCCGGCTGTACCGATCACGAGATCATGGCGTGGGGCGGCTGGGAAACTCTGAAAGAGGTGCAGCGCTACACCAAGGCCGCGAACCGCAAGAGACTGGCGCAGAGTGGCCGCGCGAAGCTCGAAACGCGAACATCAAATGGCAAACCTGACTGA